CCGGCCGGGATTTTGATCACTTGCCGAACATTCCCCGCATCCCGTCAAACATGCCCGACATCTGCTGGGCCTGCTGTTGGACGTGGTTTAATTGTTCCTGCGAGATTTTTCCGCTTGAGACCATTTCATTGATGATAGCATTGGGGTCTTTGCCCTTCATCTGCTGCATAAACTGTTGGAACTGCTGCATCATGTTGGGGCGGCCACCGCCACCCATGACTCCGAAAAAGGGATTCATTCTGCATCCTCCTTCGCGTTCTTCTTTGCAGTCGTTTTCGGAGCTGCCAGCGCGTCCACACGGGCCGCCAGGGCCGCCAGATCGGCCTTTGTGGCAAACTCTACACCCTGGGGGGCTTGAGCCGTTCTGGCCCCGCTGGTGCGCTCTACGAGGTCATATACCTTGATGGACGGCTTGCCAGAGGCATCCGCCTGTTTGAGA